CCGTGAAGCCGCCCGGGCCTTCGCCACCACCCATCGTCTGATAGACCGGCGCATTCCCCGGCATTGCTTGCCATGCCTCTAAGCGTTGGCCTAAGACATTCATCTCATTCCGCGTCGGATCGTTGGGATCCGGGGGGCCGAAATCTCTGAAATACTTCTGGCTCTCGGGCAGCAGTTCGTTATACCGCTTGAGCGTGTTGTCATAGTCCTGCTGCGTCATGGGCTGACCCGTGCTCGGGTCCATGCCAGTCCCAGCGTCCTGCTTAGGCGGCATCCCCGGCACCGGCTGCGGGCTCGGCTGCATCCATGACATCGCCCCGCCCGGCCCATTCGGACCCGCCTGCCCACCCCCAAGGGACGCAAGGCTCCCGGCTGGGGCACTGACCTTCCCCGCCCTGATCGCGGCGTCACTGACGCCCGTGCCGGGTAAGGCCCCCGCCCCTGCGGTAATCACATCGAACGGATTGAAGAAGGCCATTACTGGATCACCTTCGCCCCTTGCTGCAGGTAATACTGAACTTTATTCGGCGCCACTATCCCCGTTTCCTGGCCATCCGGCGACTGCATCCGCACGCCGCTCTGACTCAGAGATGCGGAGCTATTCGCCCCTGACGGCAAGACACCCGAGATGGTCTGCCCATTCGGATTCCCTAGCACATCCCCGGTATAGTTCGTGCTCACGCTCTGCCCGTTCAGCGTGTCGTAGGTCACCGGCTGATTCGTCACGGTATGCGGCCCGCTCTGCGTCGGCTGCAGCCCGATCGACATATTCGGCGTGACGCCCAGCCCCGATCCCAGCGCCGCTAAGGCGCCCGCCCCCATCTGCTGATAGGGGGCCACGGCCTTCTGCGTGTTCGCGTATTGCTCTTTCTGGAAAGCTAACGCTTGCTGGGCGGCCGTCAACTGATCGGTCGAGGCCGATTTCGCCGCATTCGCCTGCGTCTCTGCGGCCTTGGTCTGTCCGTGCGCAGCAATCGCCGCCCCGCCAACGGCTGAGCCCGCCCCGACCGCAACCGTGATAATCGCCGCTGTGGTCATACACATGCTGCACCGTCCTTGAACCGGCCAAACATCACCTGAATCAGCCGGGCATCCAATCCATGCCCGTAATTGTCCGCGAGCGCCCGAGAATGAAAGGCCGGCGCCTCAAACCAGACCAGCCGATTGAATCGCGCCTCCACATAGCTCCAGCGGTCCCACTGCCGATCATCCCGCCAGGCCAAGCCTTCCGCTTGCGCTTCTTCAGCCGTCCGCGCCTGCACTTGGGTCGCCCCGGTCATCCGGTGCCGCCAGAACAACGTCCCATCACCCTGCGCAGGCTTCGGGTTGAGATACAGGATGCCCGTCCACTGCCCCATATCGAGGTCCGTATGGATGTAGTTGGGCTCGACCTGGCCTTCAGGACTTAGGCGTGCAAAGGTCAGCGTCGGCTCACAGGCAGGCATGAGATTCACCAGCGCATCCCGCACCGGATCCATCGGCACTTCCGCGAGGCCGTGAAAGACCGCAGGCCCGACGACCACCGACCCGAAGGTCTGCTCAAGCACGTATTCCCGATAGGCCAAGGGCTCAAGGAGCACGTCATCGAAGACCTTCACGACCGGCGCCGCCGGATTCCAGCAGTCAGGAAACACCCCGACCGCCTGCTGCGCACGAGCCGCCGCGTCTTCCGCGCACATGCCGGCGAGGTCCGCGAAGGGCATCATGCCAGCACCTTCTCATACGACCGCTCCACCGGATGAAATCCGAGTCGCTGATACAACTGCTCGACTTCGACCGTCGGCGCCACGGTCTGCAACCGCAGGGCATGCCGGTCTCTGGCCCACCGTTCCCCGGCCTTCAGCAGCCGCAGGCCGAGCGTGCCCCGCGCCGAGGGCTGGACATACCAGAACAACTCTGCAACCGTCCACAGGCCCGACAGGGGGTGTGCAAAGGCCGTCAGGCCCAACATCCCGATAAGCTCGCCGGCTTCTCGAGCGACTAGAATCGTGCCGGTCGCCGACTGCAGCAGACTCGCCGCCAAGACCCGCATCTGGGCCGGATTCTCAGGCAGCAAGTCCGCATAGACCGCCGCTCGAAACTCGCAGCCGAGCGCCACGAGCGCATCGAGGTCTGCGTCCGTCGCCGGTTCAATCATGGGGTGCTTCATTATGCGCCCTAGATTCCAATTACTGACCAATTACCCGCCGAATTGAACCACGCCAGCACAGTGGCCCCAGGAGCTGGTGATGTGCTGGTCACGGTCGCGCCCCAAGTCGTCGTGGCTGAATCATTGATCACCGCGAAGGCACCCACCTGCGGATTCGCCGGCAGGCTCCGAAACGGGATCGCCGTGCCCCCCGAGGCTTGCAACTGCGTCAGGTAGAGCCGCCAGTTGCGGTCCATTTGGCCGTTCGGATCCACGACCTTCTGCGTCGTCTTCGGAATCTGGGAACCCATCTAACTGGTCCCTGGCGTTGCATCGACGGTAAACATCAGCCACGCATTAAATACGGGATCAGAACTGCTCAACTCAAAGACCGTATTCCTTGAGCGGCCTAAGATATTAAGGAAGCATCTTCGCTGATACTCCCCGATCTTCCCCGTCGCCATCGTGAGTTCTTGCCCGTAGGTCTGCCCGCCATCGCGGCTGATGCGGAACATCACCTGCGGGTCCGATCCCTGCCCCGTCGAAAGTCCATTCCCGGCTTGGCAAATCAACTCCACGCGATGAATCGTGACCCATTGATTGAGGTCAAACAAGGCGCTCATGGCATCCACCGTCGCAGCCGACGAATGGGAAAGGTGGTGGATGTAAATGGAGGTGCCTCTGCCCCAAGCACTAAAAACGGGCAGGTATCAGATGTCCCAAATACCTGAGGCGTGCTATCTGTAAAAGCATTGAGCACCCCGCCAAGATAAATAGGCGCAGGAATACTCTCGATAGTTGCTCCATCGGATACATTGACATGGTAGAACACAGACGAGACGTTGGACCCCACATACGTCCAGACCCAAAACGTCGAAGGATCGTCATCTGGATGTATCGCTAGTCGATGCGCCGCCTTTGACGGGAAACTGTAAGTATTCAAGAGCGTTCCGGACGCATCCACGCGGATGACCTGATTCGCTGTGCCCTGATAGGCAATCACCACGCTGTCATCTGAGAGCGTGATGATGTCCGTCGCAAAATGCGCCCCAGCAGCCACGAGATTCGCTTTGGGAGCCATGCCTACTAAATCATAGGCATAAACCGCTTGCCCAGAAATTAAGGACGAATAATAGGCGGTTCCGTCATCCCGCGAGACCGCCATGCTCAGTGGGGTGCGAGAATTGGCCGGGAGCGTCCAGACCGTGCCAGAGACAACGCCTGCATCTGTGGATTGATGCAGCGTGACGGCACCAGCGCCACTGCCCCCATTGGAATAATAAAAGAGGGAGGTGGTCGGATTCGCCGCAATCCGCTGATAAATCGACGTGCTGCCTAACATCGCGGGAATCGTGGCGACCAGTGCCCAGTCGGCATCATAAATCTGGATACTCGTCGGCGTCGGTTTCGGATTCAGCGCGATATTCCCACCGAGTGGCAACGCCGCGCCCCATTCGGAATTAGGAATCGCGCTGTTGAAGTTCGACACGCCACCAGCGGCAACGGTGAGTTCTGCTCCCCAAAAGTCTTCATCGGCATCGGGAATCACCACTGTCACGCCAGTCACCGGAGGCGGCGCTGGCGTGCCCTCAATGACCACAGCGAACCCGTCTGCCGTGACGATGGTATCGCCGTCGGTGGTGAGAATCGGAAAGAATGCCATCAGGCTAATGCGATGCCAGTCATCGAGAGCAGATTATCAGGCACACCCACGTTTTCTTGGCGAATCCGAAAATAGTAGGTTTCCCCAGACGTCACTGGAAATTGCACGGCTTGATCGAATCCACTAATCGGCACATCAGGCGGATAGGGCACCAGCGCACTCGTCGGCCCAGTCCAGATCGTCGTGCCAGGGAAATAGACGCCAGCAATCGGCGCGTGGGCATTCAAGCCGAGATATTCCGTTGTGGCCGCCGTCACCTTGAACCATACGTCATAATGCGGACCCGTCCCGCCAGACACATCTTCGGTAAACGTCGCAAAGGGAAACGCCCCTAAATCCGTCGCGGTCGCAGGCGTCGTATTCGTGGGGGCTGGCATTAGGGCGCCGTCAGCACGGAATACTCGATGTAGAAGGTCACGGTGCTCAATCCAGCCGTCGGATTCGCCGTCGGCACCCGCACCACAATGGGACTCGCCGGCACCTGCGTCAGTTCCGTGGTCACGCCCGCCACCAGCGCATACTTGGTCCCGGTCGTAAAGTTCAACGTGGCCGCCGCAATATCCGCCGTCACCTTCGCCCCCGAGGCATCGGTGTAGCGAAACTCCAGATTGTTCGCCCCCGCATAGGCCGTCGTCAGGAAGGTGCTCGCAAAGCTGATGCGATGCACGTTGATGACCGTGCCGGATCCCTTCGACGCTACCAGCGTAATCGGCGTGGAGTTCAGCGCCTTGACTTCCGTGGGCGTCAGGATGGCCTTATCGATACGAAAAGCGGCAGCCGTCGCGGATTGGACGCCGTTATCAGCGGTGAAGATATTCGACAGGGTGGCCATTAGACGGCCTCATAGCAGATGTAGACAGTCACGTGATAGCTATTCGCCACATTTCCACCCGTGAAGACGCCGCTGCCGTTGTTATCCGTGCTGAGAAAGAGCGCCTGATTCTCACAGAGCGCGACCAAGGGCAGATCCGGCTGCGCGACCCATTCCGTTGCGCCAGATGACGCGCCGGCATTCAGCCCATTCATATTCGGCACGATGTAGTTCACGTAGGTTTTCGTGGTCCCACCAAGGCCAATCGTGGCCCTAGTAAACGGTGTGGCGAGACTCGCATCGTTGAGATAGGGCGCCATCGCTTGCCATACCCCAGACGCCGCATCGGTGTAACACAGCACCATCGCGGCACAATAGGTCGTGTTGATGTTGGTATAGGCGCCGCCCGTGCAGTCCAGCACCCCACTCGCGCCGAGCACCCGAAGGCGCATCCCAGCCCCAGGCGCGGACACAATGGAGACCGGCGTCGTTGGACTGGCCTTAATCTGGGCGTCGGTCAGGGTCGCCGTCACGCCCACAATGAGACTGCGGCCATTCAACTGCGCCGAGGTGTTCGTGACAATCGGACTCGCCATCTAACTAGTCGCCTCCACCGTGTAATAGACCCAGACGCGCCCACTATTCGAGGCGTTGCCGCCCGTCAGCACGCCGGATCCGTTGTTATCCATCGACAGGTAGACGATGGTATTCACCACGTCCACGAGCGCATATGTCTGCCCCTGCGTCCACGCCGTCGCGCCCGACGAGGCGCCCCCGTCTAACGCGACCACACCGGGCACCACGCAATCGAAGAAGTGCCGGCCCGCATTGGCAAAGAACTGCGTCGCTTGCGTCAGAGGAGTGGCGAGTGTGGCATCATTGACCGGCCCCATCGCCAACCAATCACCAGAGGCTCCAGGCGTCAGAATCACGAGGTTATAGGTGGTATTGACGTTGGTATACGCCCCAGCCGACGAATCGATCTGCAACGTCGCCCCGAGCACCCGCGCCCGTGTGTTCGCCCCTGTCGCCGCAATGACTTGGACCTTTGTCGTCGGCAGTGCGAGAATCTGGGCATTGGTCAGGTCCGTCTTAAAGCCATAGACGAGAGCGGCCCCATTCAGTTCCGTGGAGGTATTCGTGACAATCGGACTCGCCATCTAACGACCTTTCAGCAGCCAATACTTCGCCACGAATAACATCACAATCCAGAACGCCGCATACCGCACAAACGACATCGAAAACACCGGCTCACTCATATCGCCGCCACCAGCTGCTCGTCGTAAAAGGCCATACTCATTTCGTAGATCGCCCCAGAGTAGCGGTCCCCGACGAGATGCGTGCCAAACTCGAAGATATGACAGCACGCATGATGCGGGATCCAGTCAGCGGCCGTGGTGTCCCACGTCGCCCACTTCGTCCAGCGGTCCATGGTCACGTCATACAGCCACGTCCACCGAGACCGCGGCAGCAGCAGCGCATAGAAGATGTGCCCGTTCATCTGGAACGTGAACGCCCGTGCATCGGTCGGGGTGTCTTCCTGCTGGATGGCCTGCTCCACGCCAAACGTCGAGATGCGTTTCGGGGTGTAGCCATCGGCCCGCCAGATGACGCCGAAGCCATCCACGCTCGAGCCGAGCCAGATGATCGTGTTATCGCATCGCTGCGCCGTGAAGGGGCCGAGCACGCCGTGCTCAATGACGACCCCACTGATGGGCGCGAAAATCTCTGAGGCTTGGCCGCTGTTCCAGTAGACTTGCGTGGTTTCGCCCCCAAAGAACCAAATCTCCTCGTGCGAGCGCACCATCGCCCCCAGATTATCAGCGGTCGCAGATCGTTCCGCCACGTCCAGCGTGTCCCACATCAGCCCGTCTTCCAGATTCGACCAGGAGAACGACCGCGACCCGCCGCCCTTCAGCGCAAGGAAGTAGCCATTCAGAAACTCGCACATCTTGCACGGCACGGGAAAGTCGGGATCGGTGATCTGCGTGAAGACCAGCGTATCGGTGTTGTAGATATACCCGTCGCCGCCTGACACAATCATCAGTTGATTGCCCGCCGTGCCGTTCGAGGCAAACGACACCGGCTGCAAGTCGTTGGTCACGGTATACGTCGGGCCGATGGTGTAGTTGCTGAAGAACTCAAAAAACGTTGCGCCCGCGACACAGAAGGCCCGCCCGTTCATGTTGAACAAGCCCCGCACCGGCTGATCTGGCGCCACGAACACCGGATGGATCCCCGGCGTGCCTTGGAGGTAGACCGGGGCCTTCCCGCTCCCCGGCGCTACGGACTCGAGGAAGAGGTTGTAGGTCTCATCGCAATCCGCCTGAATCGAACGCAGCGTATTCGATGGGCCGACAAACGACTCGAGAGCCACTCGCGGCACTAGCCGACTCCCATCAGCGGCAGGAGGTGCAGGAAGCCGGTCACGGGCGTGCCCCCGCCGCCCTGATCCACGAAGGCATGATTGCGGTATTGCCACGACTGGAGCTGCAGATACCACGACATCGCCGGCATGGCCTTCGGATTCGGCTGCCAGGACGTATCGACCAGCGCCCCAGGAATCGGTAACTGCGCGAGGTGCTGATACCGAAGGATGTTCTGCTTCTGCCAGTAGGCTTGCAGCGGCTGTGCCCGCGGCGGCATCTGCCAGCGGGTATCCGTGCCGGGGCCGTCGAGCGGCTCAAGCGCCTGATTGAGATATCGCAGGGCATTCTGCTTCTGCCAATACGCCTGATTCGGCGCCGTCTTCGGGGGCGGTTGCCAATCGGTATCGGTAATGGCGCCCGGCCAGATGGGCTTGGCGGCATTCAGATAGCGGAGCCAGTTCTGGCGCTGCCAATACGCCTGCAGCGGCTGGGTGCGCGGCGGCAAGGGGTGCGTCTGCTGGTTTGTGGCCCCCTGATGCACATACTGCAGCGCGGGCGACAGATACCGGAGTTGCTGCTGCTTCTGATAGGCCGCTTGATTCGGCTGGGCCGTCAGCGGAATCGGCACCATTTGCTGCACGGTCGCGCCCTGATGCACGTATTGCTTCGCCGTGTTCAGGTAGCGATTCATCTGCTGCGCGGCATAGTTCACCAGCGGCGGGCCAGCCTTCGGCGGTGGTTGCCAATTCCGATCCGTAATCGGCCCCTGAATCGGGCCGCGAGCGCCGGGGATCTGATATTGCGGCATCAGGCCACCGCTTCCACCGACGGCAGCAGCGACTGATAGATCGCTTCCCGCGTGACCGCCCAGTCGTCAGGGTTGCGGTGCTGCTTGATCCACGCCCGCTGTTCCTGCAGCAACCGGAGCCGATACTGGCGATGATCAATCAGAATCGACAGCATCTTGACCCATGCACTCAGGCTGTGCGGCACATGGATCATCGGCTCTGCGCTGTAGGGCAAGACGTCAGAGGCTATCGTGACCGCCCCAGAGACCGCGTAGTCGTAGAACTTCACCGCGGACTTGCAGCGATTGAAGGGCGTATCGAGCAAGGGCGCACAGCCAATGTCTAACTTGAGGTCTGCCAGCGTGGTCCAGTAGTCATCCACCGGCACCATGTGCCGCCACTCCAGCACATCCTTGAGCGGCAGCCAGGCCTTGCGGAAGACCTTCAGGGCACCCTTGAAATCCTCATTGGGCACCGGGTTGTGCTCAATCGCCTGCTTGCAGCGGTCAAAGAACATCTCCCCGTCGGTGTCCGAGGTATTCGCAATCCCGAAGAGCACCGGGGTAAAGTCCTGCCGCATCTCTCGCAGCACCGCCATGCAATCCAGCCAGAAGGCCGCATCCAGCATGTGGGCAGTCCAGCCGGTATAGCCAATGCGGACCTTCGCGTTATGTGGCGGGTCCACCCACGGCACGGCGGGCGGCGGGCAGTTCGGGAGCACTTCCACCCGCCGAGCCCCAAGCGACCGCAGATGCTGCGCCAGATGCTCCGTCGTCGTTGTCACCAGATCCGCTTGCTGGATCATGTAGTAATACGACGGCAGCGAGTTCCGCACCTGAAAGTAGCTGGTGTGATACCGCTCAAACAGATCCGCGGCATCGTCAATCTCATAGACGAGCGCCCGCCCGTTGCGCTGAATCTCATCCACGACCAGCGGGTAATCCCCGAAGAGAAACCGCGGCATGATGAACAGATCCACGTCCGCGAGGCTGCCATCATCCAAGGGCTTCGTGACCAGCCCGCCTTCGACGGTATGCCCACGGCGCTCCAAGGCTTCTAAGGGCACCTCTTCGCGGTAGACATAGCAGCCGTGCCGCACGCCATCGCTGAAGACGAACAGCTTCACGGGAGCTTCACCAGCCGCACTTCGGTCTGGGGGATGTATTCCACAAACTCCCGCACCTTCATGTCGAAGTGGCAGGTGCAGGGATAGTGCTCCAGTCCCATCATCCGTCTGGCGTCCCGGTTGAAGTAGAGAAACGACTGCGGGGCCACGGGCGGCCATTCGTGCGTAAAGTCCTGCACCGCGCCGGGGGAATCCCACTTCGGCACGGTAATCACGGCCACGCCTTCCGGTGACAGGATGCGCCAGAGTTCATCCATGAACACCGGGCGCAGCTTCGCCGGGACATGCTCAAAGAAATGCGAACAGGCGACCTCTTCGACGGACGCGTCGGGCCACGGCCATGGGAACCGCAGTAAGTCCACACAGAGCACACCCGACAGCGGCTCCACATCGACGCCTTGAAACCCGGCCTTGACTTTGGTCCCACAGCCCAGATCCAATCGCAGCCCGGTCGCAATCATCGCAAGCCTTCCAAGCCGGGAATGTCCGAATACGTGCCCTTCGGCACAATGACCCCTGAGGGCGTCACTTCAAACTGCGACGAGCCGTTGATCCGATCGAGTCGGCGCCGGTAGTGCTCTTCAAACGAGATGCACGGCCGCGGCTCGTCGGGATATTCACTCAGCATCACGCGCTGCTCCATGTGGCATTCGGGCCGCTCACAGGTAAAGCCGTGGCACCGGAGGCAGAAGCCGCGCAGGTTGCGGGCTCGTGCTTCCTTGAATGGGTCATAGATCCACTGGAATTGACAATGCACACATTGCCGCGACTCCAGCTCGAGCCGGGACAGATGATCATTCGACGTGAGCACGTAGCCGGCCGGTTTGCGCCCGTGGATCATGCTGATGCCTTGATGGCTGCAATCAGCGTCGGGCAGTCGTGGGCGCAGTATTTCGGCTCCATCTCCACCACCACCCCGTCTTCGACCCGAGGCGCCCGATCAATCGAGCCGTCAGGCAGACGCGCCACGATGTAGCCCATCGAGCCGCAGAGCATGCCGCCGTATTCGTGCGTGTGCTGGATCTTATCCAGCCGGTCGTGGTTCTCTTTCCCCACGGCTTACTCCCAGAATAAGACGGTGCTCTTCTGCACGGACGAGCCCTGCGCGAAGGTGTATTCCAGGAGGATCGCGTTGCTCACCGACAGGTTGACCAACCATTCGCCACCCGGGATAGCCGTCCACGCGAGGCCCGCCCGCATGTGATAGCCCGTCTGAAAGAGAATCACGCCAGCCGTGCCGTGCGCGACCGTCTGCGCCACGCCGGCAATCGTCTTCGCCACCGGCACGACACCCGGGGTATCGTTCGGGGAGGGCGTCACCTGCGTGAACGTCGGCCCTGTGCCGCTGTAGCGTTTCAACTGGATGGCGTAGGTCTCATCCGCGGAGTTCGCGGCGGGGCCGATGTTGAACGCGTAGATCGTCGGACACCCCATAGGCGCGGCGGCCGGCTGATAGAGGTCGTTCAGGCCCGAGGACGCCGCTGTGGCCGTCGCCGCGCCCGCGCTGCCGAATGAGGAATACTTCATCAGTCTGTCTCCTTAAGGGACGGTGATCCACGTCGGTCGCCAATTCGGCAACGGCACGGCGCGTCGTTGCAGCCAATCGAAGTTATCGTTACTCCCACCCACAGGCGTCAGCGCCCCATAGGTCAGGAACGTGCTACTCGTTTTCTCGTTGTTGTATTCGCAGGCGAGCCAGCTTGTGGAGCGTGCGCCAGTCGCAAGACGCAGTTCATCATACGAGCCGTCCCACGATCCGGTCCCACCGCCAGAGGGATTATCCCCGAGGTGCCACGTTTCACTCCGCGTGCCCGCCGCCGGAAAGGCCGTCGTAAAATCGAAGGACGCATTCGAGTAGATCGTGGTCACGACACCGCTGGCGGTCTGCGTCCATTGCAGCAGGTTCCAGGCTCCCGTGCTGTAGGTCACGGTCCCTGGCAATGAGCCCTGATTCCCGCCAATGCCCCCATAGCCGATTTTATTGCTGATGATAAAAATGGAGAGTTCTCGGGTCGATGTATCAAAGACGCCGACGGTGGAGGGTAACGTCGTCGGATAGATCCAGAGACTCAGCGTGAAGTCCCCATTGTTCAGAATCGTATCCACGGGCGTGCTGGGAAACGTCACATTCGTCCCCCCCGTGACCGCGAGTGCCCCGTCCACGAGACCAGCCGTCGCCGTGCCACTGTTATTGGTGCCGGTATAGCCGTTGCCACTCGAATCCGCAAGGGATAATGACGACCCGTTAGCAAAATGCGCGACGAGCGTATAGCCGTTGCTCCACGTCGCCGTCGAACTCCCATCAGTCGAGATCCCGCTGTCCCCGAAGGCCAGGTAAAAGAGCGTGTCGCTGCTCGCCGAGACCGTGGGAATCTTGACGTGCATCTCGACCGCGCCCGTCGTGGCCACGTAGGTCGAGGCCACCAGTTCATAGGTCAACGCAATCGTCAGTCCCGAGTCACTATAGGGCCGAATATCATACCCGCTGCTGTTCTGGACCTTCCCGCCATTAGCCACGGTCTTCAGATCCGCATCCGTGACCCAGATCGCCACAGGGAAATCCGTGGAATCCACGATCCCACACTGCGTGTGGTCAATCGTGACGGTCTTGTAGTAGGTGAAGGCCATGAACAGCAGGAGATGCAGCATGTCTAGCCGCCCGCAAGTGCGACCCAATCCGTCGAAAGCTGCGACTGGAGCGCGGCGTCCGTGGCGTCCGTATTGATCACCGCCGCACCCGTCGCCGCCGAGAGCGTGAGATTGGAGCCGGTCACGTTCGTGCGGGTGACGAGCCAGCCTGAGATTTGGCCCGCGTAGGCATCGAGATTCAGCAGGGCGGCTTGGGCATAGGCAATGCTCTTAGCCGAAGAGCCGCCATTATTCAGCACCTGCCACGCCACCGTCGCCAGCGCGGACTTGACCCGCGCCTTGAACGTCGGAGACCCACTCAAGGCTTGCTGGAGCAGGGCATCAGTAATCGCCATTAGGGAATCACCTCCACATACGTCAGCACGCCACCCACCGGAATCCCCGCCGAGAGGCTAATATCCAACGCCTCACCGACCACGGTCTCAAACCAGCCCCACGTATTCGGGGAGAGCACGAAGCCGGTGTTCGCAATCTCGTAAAACAAGCCCGTCAGATCGCCCGTCGTATGGCTCTGAAACTTCACATTGACCGTGCCGCTCGAGGTCAGCGCGAACGCAATGACCCGAATCTGGCACCCCACCACCGCCGCCACGAGCGTCCCACTGGCGCTGACCGCCACGGGAATCTTCTTGATCGTGAGCTTGTTTCCATTGTCATAAATGACCGTGGAATCGTTGTAGTGTCCGCCGCCGCTGTTCGGCCGGAAGCTCACTAGCCCATCCGCACACGCGGATCCGCCGAGAACAACCCGCCAAGGGCTTCGTTGGCCTGATCCTTCAACCGCTGACCCGCCACGCGGGCATCGGTATAGGCCGCGTTCGCCTCGTCATACGCCGACTGGGCTGCGCCCACCGCCGCGTCATACTCGGCTTTGGCGGCTGCGGTCACTTCGACCAGATGCCGGCTGGCCTCCAGCGTGTAGGCTTCCTTGGCTTTCGTGTCTTCGACCGCGCTCGCCACGGCCTTGAGTAGATCAGTGATGTCCATGCGTCTCCCTTATCCTGGCGATGAGGCCACAATCCACGCGCTCACGGTGCCGCTCGTCACGGTGGTGCTGATCTTCAGGCGCAAGGCCGCAAAGGCGCCCGTGACGGAGGCATATTTCTGCGAGGTCGCCACAGCCCAGGCGATCGGACTCCCCACCGCCGCCCACGTCCCGGTGTAGCTGTAGTCGCTGGCTGTTTCAATCTGCACCGCGCCCGCCGCCGATGCCGCACTGAAGAGGATGTAGATCGTAAACTCGGTGTAGTGCCCACGAACCGAATCGGGAATCATCGCCACCGCCCCGCTGGTGGATTGATCGCCGTTGAACGTAAGCGCCATATCTAAGATCGGCGCGGATGTGGCTGCCATTTACGGTTGTCCTCCACCGGTTCCGGTGTTGATGTTGTAGCCGCCACCGTAGGACCGCGTGAGCGCCGGATCCATCGGCATATCGGACAGCTTGTAGTTCTGGCGCTTGATCGCCGCCAGTGATTCAGAAGCCAGCACGCGAATCCCAGGCACAACCTCTTGCGGCACGGCGAAGGATGAGGTCAAGGCGATACGCTTTTCAAGGTTGTAGATCAGCGCCTCTTGATACCCCGGCGTATCGGGCCAACTGTAAGTAGCACTCAAACTCGCAAACGAGCCGAAGACTTGCGGCACATAGAGCACGAGCTGGTTGTTCGCGTTGTCGGGAATCGGCCACAGCACCACCTGTCCAAACGGGCTGGCCGTCGCGTTGTAATACACCCCGGTAAAGAGGCTATTGCTCAGGCGCTTGATCTGGATCGCCTCGTAGCCGTCATCGGTGTAGAGCGCCCGGGGAATCTCCACCCCTGACGCCAGCACCTTCGCCGCAGTCTTCGTGCCCGTCGCCGGACTCACCGCTACGTCATCGAGGATAAAGGTCCACGTGCCTGACGTGGGCACCGATTCGACCGTTTGCACCCCGTTGTAGCTGGTCTGCGTCGCCCCGTCGATGAACACTTCATCCCCGACGATATAACCATGCGTCGTCTGCGTGACCGTCGCCACGAAGCCGCTGGAGGTGATCGAGGTGATGCTGACGGCAGAGCCGAGGCCGGCGAGCAGTAGACCAGCCCCAGACAACCGCACGGGGCGCGGGATGTCCAGATCGGCTCCCGGCCCGATGGTGTAGGTCTGCTTATTCGCAATCAGGGGAAAGAGCACGCGCTGGATCGCCGTGACGGTCAGCGACTGGGTTTGCCAGGTGCTGACCATCCGATTCAGGATGCGAAGCGCAAATTGCACCTCAAAGGGCGATGGCGTGTCACCTTGGCCAGCGATGCCCAGGTCCATGAACGCGTCAGTAATCAGCGCCAGCGCCGTGACGCTCATCGCTTAAGCGCCTGCGTAAACCCAGGTCAGCGTGACGGTGCCATTCCAGAGCGTCGTGGCGTCCCCGTCGATGTCCGTGTTCGTCACGACCCCGCAGTTCAGATAGACCGGGCTGGCCGTGCTCGAGCCGTCCAGGCGGATCGTGGTCGTCGCCGTGACTTTGCCCGTCGCGGCCGTATTGGGCAGATTGATCGTCGCGCAGGACGTGGCCGCAAAGGCATTCACGATGTCCTGCTGCGTCGTCGCCAGCGTGCCGCTGTCCTGCGTCGTGGTCTGCACCGACCCCACGCCGACGCTCAGGGTCTTACTGGCCTTCAGCGTGGAGGCCAGCGTGGACGTGGTGGTTTCCGTCACGGAACAGGTGCCATCAAGCAGCGTGATATGCCCCAGCGGGAAGGTGTAAATCTTCGACCCGCCCCCGAAGTGCAAGTCGGTGATGGTCATGGCCACGTTGGTCAGGGTCAGGACGGTCTGGTGGTAGAGGTTGTTGCCCCCTTCGACCGCCGTGACACCCGTGCCAGGCGTGCCATAGTTCACCCCGAGATTGACCCCAGACGGCACAATCGTGGCCGTGCTGAAGTCCCACGTCCCGCTCAGCTTGTAGTCGTTGTGCGGGTCAAACGCCCCGCCAGCAGAAGGTGCCATCTCTATCCCTCCGTGACGGCGGGTGCCGCCTTGGGTTTGCGTCCGCGTTTCTTGGGGGCCACACGCTCAGCCGGAATCTCCGCGAGATGCCGCGCCGTGCTCAGATCAATCCGCTCCGCTTCCGCTCGAGCCGTGGCCGACATGCGCCGGTCCTGATACTCACGATTCGCCGCCAGCGCCGCCATCTCGTCGTTCTGCTTCGTGACGTAGGCCATCGCCTCATCCGCCCGCATGCGGAAGCCGCGAGACATGAGGTTGCGCTCTTCGACTTCGGAGTGCGCCGTCTGGTTGTCGATCTGCTGGATTCCGTTCGGCGTCTGCCCGTAGAGCAGCATCGCCTTCGGGTATTCCTGATGCTCAAACGCGCCGTGATGCACGCCGGCATACCGCGCCGCGTCAATCATCTCCTGCGTCACGGAGCCATCCGCCAAGGGCTTGGTCTCCCACTTCGCCAACTCTTCCGAGTGCTGCGAGGCGGGCGAATAGCGAATGCCGCCAATGGCGCTGCGATGCCCGGTCGGACGAGCCTGCGTGAGAACTGGTTCTGCCATGTCGCTCCTTCAGAGAAAGGCGCGAGGCCGTGACTTCTCCGTCACCAGCCCCGCGCCGACGAGCCTACGCCAACGCGATCTGGATCGCCGTCAAGGTGCCGCTGAACTGCGACTGGCGTTGCTGCCAGATGCTGTTGATGGCAATCAGCGCCAGCGTCTGCTGGGCGCCCGTGGTGAACGTCGCCACCGTGTAGCCGGCGCCCGCGTTGCCGAGGCCCGCCGAATACGTCACCGTGTGCGCCGCCTTGCCGTTGCTCGCCACGAGCAGCTCCGAGCCGTCCATGTCGGCGGTCGGATTCGCCAGGGTCATCGCAAACGCCACCGTGCCGTTGATGATCGCCAGGACATCCTCTCCCGCGTTCGGCAGGGCAATCGCCCCTGCCGCCCCGTAGGAGATGACCTTGCGCCGACGGGCCGCGAGCGCATAGCTCGTCGTGACCGCCGCATTGGGTCCGGTCCAATCCGAGACCGCCGTCTGACTGACCGGCGCCGTGACCACGTTGGCCTTAATGGCATGCGCCGTGCGCGTCGTGCCGTTTTGTGCGCGGAGCACCTTGACGGTCAGATCCGTGCCGTTGTAGCCCGAGATGATCTGCATGAACTCGTCGTCAATCTTCACGTAATCGCCGGCCACAAAGCCGGTCGCTGCCGTGATCTTGATCGCCGTGTCCGTTTCCGCCATCGCCGCCGTGAGTGTCGTGGTGGTAAAGGCCATGGGTTAGCTCCACATCCGGACGGCAAAGTAAGGCAGAATCACGCCGACACCGCCGATAGTGTCAACTCTGCTGGGCAACTGGTCCGTCTGGATGTTGTATTGCTCGACCCAGCGCATCGACAGCTTCTCTTCCGCGCTGTTGACTCGCTTGGCCATCGCACCGGGCAGGCGCTCCGGCAGATCCGCCATCACGAAGGCGAACGCCGCCTGATTGAACACAAACGACTGTCTGGAGGCCGTGGCGGCCAGCGTGGCCGAGGCAATCCCCGTCGCGCCCTGGAAGAGCAGCGCCGCGCCGTTATCGGCCGACGCCGTCACGGTCTGCAGCGGTCCCGAGGTGATGATGGGCGGGGAGATGCTGAGCGTCGCCGTCGTGGTGCCCGAGACATCCGCCGTCAGCACGAACTGCTGGGCGATGCCGGTGTCGGTGTAGGCCACGGGGTTGACCGCATTGACGGCCGTCCCGCTGGCGAACTTGAACACGTCGCCCGCCTTCAGGGCATACGTGCCCATGCCCGACACCGTCAGGCTCGAGCCCGTCTGGGCGCCGGCCGTGGTGATCGGGGTTGCCGTGGTGAACGTGCCCGTGGTGTGCGTCGGCATCAGCGGGTCCGTATACCACGCCGAAATCCCGAGCGCCTCATCCGCGAACTGCCCCGTCTTGAAGTAGTCGTTCTTGGGCTGGAACAGCGCGAAGTTCGCATTCAGGAGGTTGCTGCGCGTCAGCGGGTCAATGACGGCACAGAGGTCGTCATCCGGCACCGCCACGTTGTCGAGCAGCGCCACCGCATCGGTCCAGCTCTGATTCGAGGTCAGGGCCGTGCCCGGGGTGCCTTTGCTGAAGTAGACCGACTTGTAGACTTCGCGTCCGGCGACTGCATCCCAGTTGGAGGCTTGGGCGCGTCCCGCAGGCTTCGTGTAGCGGGTCTGCACCTCTTCGACCAAGAGGGCATCATCCGCCGAGCTCCAGCCCATGCCGATCTGGAACTGGTGGTTGATGGTCAGCGGCACGGTCTGGTTGAAGATCGGCTGTTGCACGAGCGCCTGACCTTCCGAGACCTGCCACCGCTGTTGAATGCGGACCTGTGTCGTGTAGCCGATCTGGGCGCCCTGCGGCTTGTTCTCCCAGCTCGAGTCCCAGGTGCGGTCAAACTGCGCGAGGAACTTCAGCGAGTTCTTGAAGTTGACGGCCACATCTTTCGTGACCCATGTCGGACTGATAAACGTATTCAAGGCCAACCCCCTTCAGGGGGAAGACCGTCTAGCGCCGCCGAGCGTTATAGAAGGCTTCGTGATCTGCCAACGACGCCCCATCGCCCGGTGGTTCTTGTCCGGTCTTCAGTGGCCCCGTCCGCACCGCAGTGGGCGGCCTAGGAGGCTGACGCGTGGAGACAGCAGGGACCGCTGCGGTGTTCCCGGTCACAAGCTGAGATTGAAGCCATTGCGTGGCCAAAGCCACGTAGCCTTCACTGGCAGGCTTCCCATCAGTGAAGAGCACCAAACCCGCAAGCAAGTCTGGGCGTTGCTGCAGAGTATACACAAGATCCGGGCCGTTGTCGGAGATTTTCAACAGCCGTTCGATGATGGGTGTCGCCGGCATCTGCGCCAGTCGGTCGGTCTGAAAGGCCGTCACCCGATCAGGATGCTGCTGGAGATAGCTATCCCGGCGCTGGAAGAACGTATTCAACTCACCCTGCCGCGCCTGCGTCTCCTGCTGCTCCCGATAGGTCTGCTGATAGGTCTGGGCGGCTCGCGCCTCCCGCCAGTCAATGCGGGCTTCCGCCTTCGCGTCGTTCCAGTCATCCCACGTCAGATTGGGATTCTGCGCCACCGCCGCGTCATACGTCGGATAGCTGAACTTCTCGCCCACGGGGCTAGCTGCAGCCCGCACCGGCGCGGGGGGTGCCACGACCGGCATGGCGTCCGGCTGGGCAGCAGGCGCCTTTGTGGCTGCAGCCAGCTTCTCCTGCGCCTCTTTCAGTTGGCGCGTCAGTTCCTTGATCCGTGGGACATCCTGCGCCCGCGCCTTGTCCTTCTCGGCCCGATGCTTCTCTTTCGGCTTGGGGAGGGCCAAGGACGGGTCAATCGTCGCCGCGAGCGCCTCGTCAGCCTCTTCGGAGTGGTCAGTGACGGCCGGCTGTGGCTTCGCCTCTGGTTCGCTGACAGCGGGCGGTGAAACCGGCTCCTGTCCACGCTTCGGCAGAAATTGCGCTTCGTGGTCCGCGAGGGAGCCGGATTCTTCGATCTGGTCGGTCTCTGGCATAAGTAAACTCACTGCACCCCTTCAGCCGTCGCCGGCTGAAGCGCCGCTTGCTGCGCGTTCGCCTCGAGCCCTTGCTGATGCCCCATGGCGCCCTGTTCGAGTGCCTGCTGATGGCCTTGCTGCCCTTGCTCTAGTGCCTGGCTGTGCTCCAGCGCGGCCTGCTGTAAGGCTTCCAGATGGTCCTGCGTGCTCTGCTGCGTGTCTTGGACGTGCGCGAGGTGCTGCATGTGGAGGTCAAGCGCCTTCGCGGACCCCTTCTCCGCCGCATCCACAAACGTCCGCGCCTGCTCCGCGTCAATCTTGGCGCCGGCAATCGCAATCTGGGCCACCTGATTGATCCACGCCAGCCGCTCCTTGCCCTGCTGCTCGAGCTGCGCCAGTTCCTTCTCCTGCTGGCCCTTCAGTTGCTGCTTCTGGAGGTCAATCTGGCCTTGTGCCTGCGCTTCGGCCTGCTTTTCAGCCACCTTGCCCTGAATCATCTGCGTCAGTTGCTGGATCTGCTGCTGCGCCTGCTGGAGTTGCGGATCGGTCGCGGACCCACCCTTCAGGATGGCCTGCACCGGAGGCGCCAGCATGGCCTTGGCGCGTTCCTCCAGCTCATCATGCCCAGGCCCATCGTTGTATTTGAAGAGTAGATCCCCAAACACGCCCATTAGTTGCGGTTCGGCATTAATGAGTGTTGACAGCGTGGTTTCCTGCTCTTCCCGGCGCGTATCGTAGGACTTCGTGACCTTGACCGTGACGTTAAACGTCGCATCCGGGGTCAGTGTCACCATCTCCGGCTTGGTATCCGGCGGCACGCCCGGCGGCATCATCGGCGGCTGCCCCGGCATCCCACCCTGCGGCATCGGCAGCGGCTGCTGAGTCTCAGGATGCCGCACAAACGGGCTGTGCAGGATGCTTGCCTGCGTCTCCCCTCGCGGATTCATCGTCCGCACCGTCCGGCCCTTCCGGTTGTAGATGGGATACAGCAAGTCGTTGAGAATCAGTCCCTCATACCGAATCGACCGCGACAGATTATCCAGATAGTGGGAGGTGCCACGGGTCGCCTGGTCCAGCACTTGGCGGATCGCCTTCCCGCTTTTGAGGCTGGGATCGATGTTCCCCAACGTGGGATCGGGGATCGCCGTCGTGGACTTGATGGCTTGGTCAAAGAGTTGCACCGAGCCGGCAATGGCTTGAATCTCCGTCGTAATACTCGTCCGTTGCGGAGGGGCAATCGGGTTGCCGTTCACATCATACGGGTTGAAGTGCAGCGCCGGAATGGTCCGCGTGGCCGACAGCAGATACTCGTTCTCAAAGCCTTCATCAAACCCTGCCGGCCCCATCCACGGCGGAATCGGCGCCAACCCAATCTGCTCCACCCACTTGCTGACCATCACGTTGAAGCCCTTTTGGGCATCCCGTGCGGGTCGGACCATGCCCTCAGACCGCCGCTCGCTATCAAAGGGCTGCAGTTCCTCGCCCAGCACCTTGATGATGGGAATGTATTTGCCGGGCCAGTCGGTCTCTTCGAGCACCTGCACGCCGTCGAGCTTCGCCCACTTGATGCGCTTCTCGAGCACGCTGCGCTTCAGCGGATCGCCGTTGTCATCGACGCCCAGCGGGATAGCATCGTTGAACTCGGCATCATCCTCGTAGAAGATCCGGCCATCTTCAGCCGTGACCAAGGTGCGCGGCACCCGTTCGGTATACCAATACTCCACGATGCGCACCGACCGCGTGTCGCCGTCAGAGGTAAACCAGCCGGGCAGTTCATCTCCCAAGGCTCGCCATTCTGACTCACTGGCCGCTCGCAGGGGATTGGGCTTGTCGTCAATCTCCCCGTATTCGGCCTGATAGCGGTCCCACGGCAGATCCGTGCCGATAAAACCCCACTCCGCATCACTACCGTCCGGCTGCTCATGGGCCGGATCCATGCTCACGCTGGCCTGATTGAAGATGCGATCGACATACAGTTCTTGGTCGTTGCTGCGGCCGGGAATGTAGCGCGTCATCACCCGATAGAAGCCCCGCCCCGCAATGACCGCCCGCTGAAAGGCCCAGCTTCTCGCATCCGCGGCTTGGCTCTCCCGCTGGATGCGCCTAACCAGCCCTTCGCGCAGTTCAATCTCTTCGGGGCTGATGCCGGGAGACCCTGAGCCGAAGTCATCCGCCGCCGCAATCTCCACCCCGAGATCGGCCTGCCGCTCCTGGTTGAGCACCTGACGCACAGGCTCTCGCACCTTATTGATGGTGTAGGTCGGCCGGGGAGGCACAGCCGGGGCCGAGCCGGTGCCGCTGTTGTTGCTGTTCTGGTTGCTGGACTGGCCTTCTCGAGCGCTCCGGACGTTCGGATCCCACTGCTCGCCGGCATAGAACTGAAGATCGGCTAGTTCGCGCTCCCGTTGCTGTTCATCCGCCTCTTCAGCCTGTTGGAACCGCTTGCGGGCCAGTTCAATGAAGTCTTTGTCATCCGCGTTGGTGACGCGCTCGCTGTATTTGTTGCCCTTGGGAGGACGGCGCTTCGCCACTTACCAGCGCCTCATCACGGACCAACGGCCAAGGCTGCCGAGCGTCAGCAGACTGCGCCAGCGCAGGATAGGATCCGCCCACTTCGTCAGGAATACCCGCGCCGCATCGCGCTGGACTTGGCCGGCCATGGCGGTGACACGGAGCGCCAGCAGTTCAGCGTCAGTCATGCAGGGCTGATGTGAATCGACCGCAGGAACGCCTTGTCATCACGGCTCAACCGTAAGAGTTGCTCCACGGCCTTGGCGTAAATCGCCTGCTGCTCGTCAGGACTCATCGGGAACGCCGAGAGTATACACCTAACCCCATAGTTCCCCCGGCATGATTCTTGGCAACCGCGCCTGATTCATCCGCCGCCGCGCTAAGCTCTTCGCCTGCTCCGCTTGCGTGGCCCGCAATGCCCCGAAGTTCAGCTCAATGTATTCGAGCGCATTCATGCCGTGCTCGAACCAGCCGTCCTTCTTCGCCTTCCGCACCTGCTTGTTGCCCACGCTCACATCGTGCACGTCCCAGACGTAGCCAGCCTCGAGCGCATCCGTCAGGAAACCATCCGCGGTCATCCCCTCCACGCTGACACGCTGCCATTTCAGGGGGTCAGACTCCACGAGAAACGCTTCTAACCCTGATGGCTCCCGGCGCCGCATGTGGGCACTCAGGCTCTCAATACAGGCCAGCCGCACATCAGGGGCGTTACTGTTGTCCTTCCAAACCGGGGCAAATCCCGCCTTGCGAAGCAAATCGACGCCATTGAACCGCGTCCCCTGACTGTTCTGATGGCTCCCGGCAGGGTCACAGCACGTCTGGCGACCGATCACGTCTCCAAACCACTCCTGACGCGTCTGGACAGCCGTCTGGAGGAAGTCATCGAGGAATAGGTTCTGCCCGAGCAACCCACCAAGGACACGCAGCCCACCGGTGTAGGTCTCCTGCGCCCAGACGATGCAGGGATGCCGCTTCCCGAAGTCGATGGACTCCAGTAGCACTTGCCGCTGGTCATACAGGTTAGCCGCAGTGTGCAGCCGCCGCACAAACGCGCCCTTGTAGACCGGATCACCGGTCACGTTCACGCCCCGTTTCCCTAAGATGACGCTGCGGTATTTGGCGTGCTCAGGCGGATAGGTGCGCTCCTGAGTCTCAATGAAATCGGGCGGCAGATGGTGGGCGTTATCGTAGAGGCTCACCGCGTAATACTTACGCCCGTTGACGGTGTTGTCTTCGGGGAACTGCGAGGCCAGCCAGTGGGTCACGTTCTGGGGGTTCGGACTAAATATGAGTCGGTGGGGATAACCGGGTTGTCGGAGGCGGCCACGAAGTTCAAGGCCCATATCCTCTGGCAACTCTTCGGTTTGATCAACGTAGATGAAACTAACACCCATCCCGCGTATCTTGCTATAGCGGCTACGCTCGTCAGGAGATTTAAGGCCGAAGGCATACACACGACTGCCGTTGGCAAAGTCGTAGCTGTTCTCTTTCGCGTTCCAGTTCGGCGTTTGCCCGCCTTCCCGGACGACCGATTCCCACGCCGGCCGGACTTTGGTCTGTGTTTCGCCGTCACCATACCTCCCGATGTAGCCGTGGATCCCTGGATAGGCTTGGGTGTAGTCGAAGCACTTCCAGAGGCAGACCGTGGTCTTCCCGCTCGAGAGGGCGCCTTCCAGGTCAATCTCGGGCGTCTCGTCCAGCATGAACTGGCTGACCGGGCCGCGCCAGTCCAACTCCACGACCCGTTCAACTATGTTTGTGGACAATCGTGGTGCTCACGGGAACCTTGGGATCGTCCCCGCCTTCCTTGACCTGCAGGGGCAGGACACGGCCCACGAGCGAGAGGAAGGCGGTCGGGGTGCTATCCGCGTGCTTGTGGAGGTAATCGACCCCGCCAGCATTGGCTAATGCCTGCAGGATCATCTCTTTCAGCTCGCCGCTGAACTTGTTCTTGGAGCCTTTCGGGCGTCCTTTGCCGGCGTTCGGGGGTTTGACGCCTTTAGGCATCGCGTCAGTAAGTTGACACTAGTTTACTAGGAGCCGTGCCGCATGGAGGGCTTGCGGCCGGGGTTGCCGTGATGGGTCAGTTCGACATAGCCGGTGTGTCTCATTTTTGATACATGCTCAGCCTGCATCTTGGCGCCCTTGGGGGTTTCCTTGTTGCCGTGCATGGCGCCGAGTTTGTTCATGGTGCCATAGACCGCATGGGGATTGTTGGGGTATTCGGCCTTGAGTTTGTCTTCAAGGAACTTGGGCATGGGGATACCTCTGCTGGGGGAGTATACACCTACTCAGCCATCTGTTTCGTCAGCATCTCCAGGCTTCTGCGGAGTAAGGCGTTCTCCTGCTGGAGACGGGAGACGTCGGCCTCAGCTTTGAGTGCTCGACCTTCCCAATGATCCATATAATCGCTCACCGATTGATTCCGCACAGCAATTTCAATGATGCCCCACGATTCCCACTGCTTCAGCGCCTCGCGGAGACGGGAGACTTCGGCGCGTAACTCCACAATATGTTCACGGTCTGTGAGGAGGCGTGTGGGGGTGTCGTCAGGGGCGACGGGCGGCGGTTGATCATTCTGCATTTGGACAATCCCAATCGTGTTCTTCCTCGAAAATCGCGCAGTGACACCAACGGCAGTGCGGGTCTTCAACGCACTCGTCACATTGGCCGTCACAGATCCGGCACCACATCGCCTGATGGTCAGAGCAGAACTCGTGAACGGCCTTGTGGCCGTCGAAGTCCTTGCACCACGGCTCGCCGCGAATGCCGTCGTCTTCCCATTCTGGTTCTACCGGCATGGCTGTCCACTCCCGATTGAGGCTCCGCAGCGGTTACAGAAGGAACCGTTCGCGTAGAACACCCACTCGTGTTTGCGCTCGACTGGCGGGCATTCGTGATGACGGTCGAAGATGAACCCCGAGTGACAGTTGCAGCAATGCACGTCCATCGCTGTGCCATGTTCGCACGTTACGTCGGGCGGGGTGTCGTCAGGGGGGCGGGACGCGGCGGTCATGACAGTAAGCCTTTCAGAAAGATGCTTTACGCGCGTGGTCAGCCTTCGACTATCCCCTCGACGGGATCTACCGCGCCCGTGGACAGGGGTTGACCGAAGGTTCCAGTGCCGGGACACGTCTCAAACCAACCACTAATCCAGATCGAGTGCTTCAGCAAAAGGCCACTATTCTGGCGTTTCCCTACGGTGCAGCGGCAGAATATGCACACTCCACTTCGACGCGGTAGATCCTGTCCCTCGGATAGTGTCAGCGGTCCACGCGCGACTGATCGTCTTTCGTCTGGAGTTGGGGGGCGGGACTCAGACATCAGCTACCTCAACCTTCGTGGCCCTAGGAAAGGCCCGCGCAAACCGATCATTGAAACACTTGTCATGTTCTGGTTGCCGATGATGCCCACGCTGTTTAGCATCTAACCAACTCCATTCATCGGTGACAAGAATGGGCTGTTTACAAGTGATGCAGATAAGTGCTGTTTCGCCATCTTGGCTCATGGGTCGGTCCTCTCAGTGCCCGCCGCCAACTCGGGGCCATAATTCAATCGGCGCATCAAGCGCACAGTAGCGCTTGAGAAAGCGCCGTGCGCCAGCCTCCGCACCCGCCGGCTCTCGATAGGCCGTGCCACTCTCCACCACGTACCCATAGCCGCGCTTGGCCACGAGACGCCACGTAAACCGCCCATTCGACAGGGGCGCAATCTCAACCCGTAGACGCGTGGCTCGGCTCATGGCTGCTCCTTGGGGCCGTCGGCCTGCGCGAGGGCGGCGCGACAAATCTTCAATAGTTCAATCGCCTGCGACCGCTGCATCGTGGGTGAGTTTCCGACTGACTGACCGCCACGGTTGTTCGTCAAGACTTTATTCCGTTCAGCGATATACAGCACTTCTTTCAGCGCAGTCATCAGCGCGGGCAGCGCCACGAAGGCGCGGGCGTCGGCCGCCGACCTGTAGACCGTGGCGACAATGAATCCTTCTGCATCGAAGACGTTCCAATGCTGATTCATCAATTCATCCTCTAGCGCCGTTACCACGGTGAGCGGGGCGGGTGTCCTCGGCATCACAGCTCCATAAAAGGCTTCAGCAGCAGCGTCCTGCTCGTCGTCGGTTGGTTGGCCTGGATGTCTACTCATGGCTCATTCTTCAATCAACAGCCCTGATCGGTCGGTGCGGGCGTCCGCAGGGAGGGCTTCGGCAAAGTTGAACACCTCTTGAGACAGCCGGTTCGCGGCGATCTCGCAGTAGCGTTCTTCGATCTCGATGCCGATGCCGCGCACACTGTGACGTTTTGCAGCATCTAGCGTTGTGCCTGTTCCCATAAATGGATCTAAGACAGACTGAGGCTGCACCAGAAATAACCGCGAGAGCACAGCCACGGGCTTCTGCGTCGGGTGTGCAGCGGTCTTGGTCGGCCCGTCCACGAATCGCTCAGACGAAGCCATACAGCCCGCCGTCAACCGTGGTTCGTCAATGAGTGTCGAGTCAAACGCATCCCATCGCAAACCTGGGCGCTTCGCAAAGGCCCAGACATACTCACAATCGAAGCGCGGCACGTTTTTGCCAGTCGGCGGGGCGTTCGACTTGTGCCACGTCAGCAACATCACCCGTCGCCATGCCTGAAATAAGCGGTCCACGTCTGAAATGAAATGGTAAGAACAAAACACAAAGGCCCCGAATGTTGCACAGTCCTGAGCCGCAACAACCCAATCAAGAGATGCTTCCCACGGATCGCCAACGGTCAGCATCGCATGATGCGCCACGCCAGCCCATTGAGGATTCTCAAGGGCCGATAAATCATAGCCGCCTGCCATCCCCGGATAGGGAGGGTCAGTCACCACTAAGTCCACAGGGCCAATCGACGGCAGCACCTCCCGGCAGTCCCCGTGGTAGATCGTGATCCCCGCATGCTCGTAGTAAGGCTTCATGCCTTGACCCCAAACAGCGCCAGCGCCTCATCGACGCTCGAGACCACCGGAAACCACGCCCGCCGCCGTAATGCCCTCTGTAATTCCGTCAGACGCCCTCTAGGGCGCTTCACTTCAGCCACCAGCCATACCCCCGCCCGATGAATTAACAGGTCTGGAATCCCCTCCTGGTTGAGAATCAGCACCTCGCAGCCGATGGCCCGCAACGCCGCCACAATGGCGGCTTGGTTTAGATCCTTCTTGCCGGCCTTACGCATCCTCTAACTCCTGCGTATGCTTCAATATGTCACGCACCACGAAGCCCCTACGCACAGTAAAGGCTAAATCCGTCACGCAGTCGTCACGGTCTGGATGCTGTTCAAACCACGCTTCAATATCGCGGGCGTTCTCTAATGCCTCTTTCCAGGTCAGTTTTTTGTAGATGATAAAACTGCTCATGCCCGGGCCTCATCCTGCTTCTTGCAGCAACTCATAACTTGGCCTTCGGCTTCACGGTCTGTGCGGCACTCAAAAACCCGCCGGGATGCGTGGACCCCTCAGCCTCGTCCTCGAAATCCTCCAGATGCCCGATTTGGTCCGCGCCGGGAAACCGCACCCGCAGGAGACCTTCGCCGTCCCGCAGTAACCACCCGCGATACATTTGCCCCGCGTCACAATCACACAGCGCCAAGTCGAACGGCTCCCGGCTGTAGTAATTGACCTTAATCGCGCCCTTGTCGGCGCATTTCTGGCACGTCATAACGCCACCTTGCCGTGCTCCGCTTCCCACGCGCAGAGTTTTTCGTCCGCCCACGACGCTTTCATCGCAAAAATCTTGAACCCTCGGTCGGTCTTACTAATCCACGGATCGTCCGTGGTCAGCACGAGGATCGCCAGTTTCTCCAGTCGGGCATCGGACCAGAGCGAGACCAACGTGCAGGCGTCCAGCCAATCCAGATTGGGCCGCTGCCGATACCGAGCTCCGAGCCGATGCACCTGAAACAACTCGCCATAGTGGTCCACTAAGCGCCCGGCGCGTAGCTCGTCCGTGCTCCCGGTCTTTTGGTATCTCGGCGCGTGCTCTCTAGAGAGTGCTTTTGTATCTGCTTTTGCTTCTGCTTCTGGTTGTGTCAACACTGTAGACTTGTCGGATACATTGTTGACTTTTGTTGACGGTTGTTTACGGCGATACTCGCGCTGCTTGATGCGCAGGTATTCGCGCCGCTCGTCTTGGTTGAGCTTCGCCCGATACTTGCCGTGGTTCAGAATCTGCCAGCCGCCATCAACCTCTGCGATGCGCCGGCCGTCATGTTCCTTCGACCGGGAATCCTCATCGGGTTGCTTCAGACGCTCCAGCGCCGCCCGACAGTCCTCAACCGAGACGCGAGCAAAATCAGCCAGACCTGGAACCGAGCCATCAGCCACGCCATTCTTGTCGGCCATCGCCAGCAGCGTGATCCAGACAATCCGCGTCTTATCGTCCTCGCGCCAGATGGTTGACGCGAGAATCGAGTTAAAGAGCTTCGTATAGCCGGCCATTGACATGCGGACTGTATCCTAACTGTCTACTTCGGTCAACAGGATTGTCTACGCCTCTGCTCTCGCGGAGTCAAGCCACAAGATGTAGCATTAGCAATTTACGGCCAGCGAATAGAAGGATCTTCCGCGGCCTTCCACTTCCCATCGAGTAAGGCTCTCGCCCGTTGCCATGGCTCCATTGAATGGGCACATTGACGATGCCCCATGCAACCATCTGAGGCAAAGATGATCGATTCAAGAATGTCGATAGCTTCAACGAGTGGCGCGATGTAGCGTGCGCTCTTGTCCGTTAATCGTGGACGCACATCGTCAATCGGCGTATCCGGCGACATGCCTTCTAATAGAATCGTGGATTCCAAACCGTGAAGAATGCGGCGAAGTAATGCCTCTAACCTAATACGCCTATGGTCTTTCTCGATTATTTGCTGTAAATCACTCATTGCATCCTCTTTCCACAAAGGTGCCGGTAGTCTCCACGCGACCGGCGGCACGTCCAAGCGCAAACTGTCAGGCGGTCTGCCCCGTCGCTGCGCGGAGTTTGCTGAGCATCTGATCCCGCAAGGGTCTCACTTTTGGCCTGTTTCCGAAATTGTGCCCAGCGCCGTCGAACTTGCGATGACAGGACCGACAGAGACGAAGGTAATCATTCGGATCCGCGTAGCGCCCACTAATGCTCGCCCAATCATAGATTTTCGCTGCCGTAGTTCCGCAGTATTCACAGCATCGCGGCATTCCACGTAATTGCTGGACACGTCGATGCGCTCGTCCATAGCCAACCGCATCACCAACCCAAAAGGGATTGCGTTCTCCAGTCTGATTACGAGCTCCAGACTTCCGAGGAGTCACGCCAGCATCAGTTAGCGCACGTTGGACGGTTGTCGCACCAACCTTGAGCGCAGCCGCTATCTCCTTGGCAGTCGCACCAGATCGATAGCGGTCAGCCACATCACTGACAAAATGAGGATGCCTGCGCTTCTCCTTGCTAGGGTTGAGCGTCATACGTCCACCCACTGCCCCCGGTGCGCGTCCAGGAGGGCATACACCAGCCCTGTCAGGCTGGTAGGGTTCAGGGACTTGGGTGTGTAGCTCAGGGTGCCTTGCGTCATTCTGGTAATCCGAGATGAAGGGCCGTCGCCATGCGAATCTGTCGCACAGTCGTCAGGCCACAGTTCTTAATCCGGAGTAATTCTTTATCAGGCATTGCTCGCAAGTCGCCCACCGTGAACGCCGGCAGGTTCCGCCCGTCGGTATACTCTTGGATACGATTACGGGCGCGTGGATCCAGCGCCAGCACCGACCAATGCATCTCGCTCTTTGCTAAGGGCATCTGCCCGTCCTTCTGGCCGGACTCGAGCCAAGCGCGGAAGTCCCTACGGCATAAACGACAGAGGTCAGCCTTGGCCCCGTGGCGGTCGTCACGCCCATCAGTTTCCTGGCCGCATCTATCGCAGTAGACCTTAATCATTTCGCGTCCTGGGGCGGCAACGTCGCGTCTTTACGCAGCCCTTGAAAGTCAAACCGGCGCCAGTCAATCCGCGGCGCCTCCGTCCACCCCTCCGTGCTCCCCCGGTTCGCCAAGGCATCCAGCCACTCAGGAGATACGTAGGACGAACGGGAGGGGAACAGGCGGGACAGGAAGGTCAGCATGAATACCTCGCGCACGTGGCCGATAATTCTTTCTTGTCACAGACCACACACTGACGTTGCTGCACGATAAACCGCCCAGTCGGGCTGTCAATGGCTTTCCCGTCCCGAATCGGCGCGACAGTGCCCACGTCCAGATCCACCCATTTACCCCATTGGTGGCAATGCCAGAGCTTCACTGGCGCCTCGCTCGCTTGAAGGTGAACGCCCCCACGGCGCCGGCAATCACCAGATCGTAGGTGTGCACATCGGCGTGGCATGGTGCACATAAGAGCAATAAGTTGTCAGGATTACTCCGTAAACTCTTAGATTGACTGCGCTTTACGACGTGGTGCACATGGCCCTTTTCAGCCACCCCGCTCGAGCTGCGCCGCACCCGTCGGCCGCACGCCCGACACGTCGAGCCGTCCCGCGCCCAGACCGCCACAATGGCCTCCCGCAGCTTCTTGTCCTGGTCCCGCTTCTGGTCGATCCGGTCCCGCGTGGGGGTCACTTTGGGGAACATCATGGTTCCCACCGATCATGCGGCTCGAACGCCTCCAGCCAGTCCGGCGTGCCAGCTCCCACGATGCACTCGCAGATCGTGTCCTCTTCCCGGCGCGGATCGTTGTTGTAGATCACCGACACGATCCCCGTGCCGTCGCACTCCTCACAGGCCGGATCCGCCTCTTGCGCCAGCTTCGCCTTAAGGTCAGGACTCATCTCAGGCATCAGACTCGCTCCACAAACTGCACCTTCGTCAGCGTCTTGCCATACGTCGTCCGCTTCCACGTCACCCGCACCGGCCGACCTGTCTGCCGCGCTCTATCGCACAACGTGGCCTTCCAGGCATCGACCGTGTTGAACTGCAGCCCCAAGGTCTCGGGCCGCTCGAGGTCCGGCGCCGCGTCAATCGTGAACGACCGCAGCCCCGGCACGCGGGTGGGACTCTCACCCACCCGCTGGATCTTCACCGTGACAGACTTAGAGACGGTCGTCATACGTCCACCTCGTTCGGCAACGGCACCGTGATGCCCATCTCGAGCGCCGCCCAGCGCACCGCCCACTCCATGAGCTCCGAGAACTGCACCGTTGTCAGATGCGACGAGCGCACGTTCGGCACTTCACCGAGTAACCGATCCGGCTTGACCCCGAAGCACTTGCTGACCAGTGCATAGTGAACGGCTTCCAGTTCGTGCTTGTCATAACCCAGTTCGTAGGCGATCAGCGGCACGGCCACACCCCACCACCACCTGTTTTGCTGGTCGCTGCGCTTCTCGACGTGCGGCTTGACCACCACGTCCACCGAGACACCATCCAACGACCGGAGCCATCCCTGCCGCAAGTCACGCTCCCGTGGCAGGAACTGAATCGCGCCCCCAGTGACGACGCCATGAAAGACCGGGACAATCGCCATCAGAATGGAATATCGTCGTCAATGACCGGCGTCTCATCATGCGAGGCGGCTTGCCCTTCGGTGCGATCCTGCACCCGGACGTAGGCCATGCCCTCAATCTTCTGCATCCCACGGCCCAACGGCACGATGCTCACCACGTTCGCGTAGGTCTTGCCGTCCTTCTGCGTGTGCTGGATGTTCAGTTGCGCGTTCGCCCCGATGACCGTCTCCACGTCGAACTTGATCAGTTCTTCCGGCGTGAACACGCGCCCGCGCCAGCTTTCCAAGTCCTTCCGCAGGTTCGCCTTTTCGTGCAGGCTGAGCGTGTAGCGCTTCTGGACCAGGAACGGCTTGCCGTCGCTCATCATGTCCTCAAGCTGCCACACCAGCCGCACCTTGTGCTGAGTCTTCTCGACCCCGGCATACGTGACCTTCAGGAGCCCCATGTCCACCACATCGACACAGACGGCTTGACTCAGACCGGCCGGTGCCGGCGTGAAGTCGCCCCCACTCCCCGCACTCGCGTAAATCGGCATCTACTCCCCCCTCTTTGGTAGAAACTTGCCCCCCGGCAGAATCGGAAACGGCGGCAGATTCGCGTTCGCCAGCACCTTGTTGGCAAAGGTCCGCATGTCTGTCGGCTCATCAGGTTCGCCGCGATAGAGCCGCAGCGCCCGTGACAGCGCCTCCCCGCACAACTGATCTTCGTGCTGCCCGTTATGGCGCCCAGCCACCTGATTGCTTAGGAATTTCAGCGCCCGCTCTGCCGCTTCGACCAACCGCTCTTCAGCCGTCATTTGAACTCCTTCCGCACCTGATACCGCCGATAGGCCAGCAACAGCCCACGGCCGAGCACATCCACCACGCCCCACACGAACGCCAGCATCAAGAGCGCCGTGGCGAAGTAGAGCCAAAACTGCGCGGTCATCGGTTCAACCCCGTCCGCAGATACGGTTGCGCCCGCAGCGCCTGCAGTTTGTGCCCGTAGAGACTAGTCACGGCCGACATGTCCACTTCAGCCGCTCGCAACTGCGCGTAGACCGCCTGCACGTCGTCGTAGTTGCCAATCTGGGCCGCCTGCGTCCGGAGCACGTCGAGCCGCTGCACAATCGCCGTGATGTCTTGGTTGATGCTCATGTGCGACATACTAGCAAGCCCGATTGTGCTTGTCAAGGCTTGTTTGTAAGTTCGTTTTCAGGTAGGCTTACGCTGTGAAGATTACCGCTGCCATGCGAAAGGCCGTCTTTGAGGAAGTGGGCCGAAAGGGCGGGCACGCTCGACGGGATGCCCTCTCCCCGGAACGTCGGAAGGAAATCGCCAGAGAGGCCGGGAAGGCATCTGGCGTGGCCCGGAAGCGCAAGAGTGAGGCGGCCTAGGGCTTCGGGTCTTCCTGCCGCGTATGCGTCCCCGGCTCCCGGCCTTCGGGGATCAGCTTGCCCCCGACAAACGCCGTAATGACCGCGCCGAAATGACCAATACACGTCCCCACGAAGGCGGGCGTCATCGCCTCATTCCAGTTCATGAGTTGCGCGATGTCCACGGCCATCATCGCCGCCATCATGCCGATCCCGGCAATGAAGACGACCCACCCGGCCGTGGTCTGGGAGCTTTGACTGAGCGCCACTAGCGCCGAGCCTTCTCGAGCGCGATGACCCGCTTGATCAGCCCATCCAGTACATCATTCGTGCCCGTCACGCGCCGGTCCAGCGTCCCGATGGCGTTGATCAGGGCATCCTTCAGCAGTTGATCCCGCTTATGGGCGGCTCGCACGTTCCGTAGTGTGGCGTCTTGCGGATTCTTCTTCATCGGGACCCCAGCCGCGGCACCAGCGGCCCAGATCCGAGCAGCCCGAAGGCGGTCAGCACCTGCAGCACGATGATCAGGACCACAATCACCCAGATCACGTTGTCAATGATCGCCGGATGTCCCGGCGCCAGCTTCCCCAGCACCCAGACGGCCAAGAACCCGAGCAAGGCGACTAAGACGATGTAGATCAGCAAGGTAATGACGGGCATTCTGGCTCCTTTGGTTTCCGCTTCACATCGGTCCTCCGTCGCCCGCGTTCGACCTTCGTCCGACCGCCCCGGCGCCGATCCGCCGTCGGCCGCAGCCAATACACATCCCCGCCGCGTCGGCCATGCCCCCAGCAGGGCCGGAGATCAATCTTCCCCCTCGGGACCGCCACTAGGCCCGACGAAAGACCGTGAGGCCCACCGACGGCCCTGGCGCCTCGATAGCCCATCCTGGGCAGGGTGTCGGGGCTGTGCGTGTCGTCTCCACCTGACAGACCCATGCGAGCGGCTCGAGAATCTTGCCGTAGCTGCGTTGCTCAACATGGTCATCATGCTGACAAATGGAGGTCCCGAGCCAGCAGCAGGGGCAGGCGGCATCCCCGCGATTGTAAGGGGCGAGCTGCGTATCCGGTGGAGGCCAGGCGGCGGCTTGATAGAACGCCCTCGCGCACTCCCGCTGCACCGGTTGAAAGGGACGCGCCAAGATCCCGCTGTCCGAGTGGAAGGTAGACCCTGAGCCATTCATGGCAGCGATGGCCGCATACTGCGCGAAATGGGAGGGATTCGTGTCCCGTGAGCCGGTCTCATTCTCACCAGCGCCCATCGGCTCGTCGCCAACTGTCGGTCGGTTCGTCGCCTCGCAGCCATCCTTGAGGTCGTTGGCCTTCCTGACCCAGCCATAATCTGGCGCTCCGTCCCGAGGACCGTGGTAGGTCAGATAGTCCCCCGGATGATCCCAGTCATAGGCGCCCGTGGCGATCATTCGTCCCGGCCCCTTGATGAGTTGATAAATCTCGTAGGCCCGTGCATCGCCACCCGGAAGATTGTTATGCTGTGACGGCTCGTTCGCGACTTCCGTCATTTCGTTCGGTTCGTCGCCGATTTCGTTCTCGACGCGCAGCGCATGGGTATCCTGCACGCCATAATCCGAGAAGCCGCAATCGGCCCCGTCCGCGAAGATCACAAACTCGAAGCGCACCGCCCAGCGGCTAAAGAGATACCGCGCAAAGGGCTTAAGTTCGGTGTAATACGTCTCGCCCCAATCCGACGGATGCAGCCGGGCGAAGCTATTCACCATCCCCAGCACACGGATGGTATTCGGCGGGGTCTCTGGCGCTACAGAGAACCAATCCGCGAGCACCGGATCGATGGCGGCAGGACCGCCAATCAGCCAGAGCAGATAGAGGAGGAAGCCGTCCGTGCCGCGCCACGCCCATGCCTTGCCGGACTCCTCACGGAACATCCGGCCATCGATGTGCAGGCGCCCGGTCTGCTGACCGCCGCCGCCGCTCGAGCCGCCAGACAGCAGCAGCGTCCGCCTAAGCGACATGGAACCGCCGATGATAGAACCAGCAGGCGAGGCAATAGACCAAGCTGCCTTCCAGTTGGACACACGCCCAGCGTCTGCAGGCGGCACAGGGCGTCATGGCTGCGTCAGGCCGGCGCCGATAATGATCGAGCCGGGGCAGTTATCCCGGTCAGGCGTCATCAGCAGATTGCCGTTCTTGACCGTAAAGTTGGTAAACCCGCTGACCTGATCCGGCGCCACGACTTCCAACCGCACCGGCGTCTCCGTGAAGAAGCACGCGAGCAACGTGGCCGACCCCCGCGGGTAATGCACCTGCACCTTCCCGGCAATGGGGTTGCCGTTGGCGTCCAGCGCCACGCGGAGTTGGTCCTGCAGGATCGCTTCCTCGTAGCCGATCATGGGGTGTTCGGCGTGAGCGCCGCCACGATGCTGTCGGCCTGCGCGGTTAAGGCGTCAAGCTGATCCTGCGTGACAGGGCCGGTCCCAAGGGCGGCAATCTGCGCCTTCAGGTCCGCAATCTGGCTGACGGCTGCCGTCACACCCGCTGCAATCGCATCAAGATCTTTCTGGAGGTCTGCTTCTGAGGCCATAATCAAATCCACCTTTGCGTGAAGGGCATCCAGCGACCGGAGAATCCAGCGCCGTTGCCGGGTTGAGAAACACCACCACCTACCCAAGCGGCACCGCGCCCTTGCGCCGCTGCACATGCACATGCTCCGTCAGCTCACCGTGCTTCTCCAGCATGATGAACCACTCGTCTGTCTCGAGCGCCAGCCACGCCCCGTTCCGGGCGCTCACATCATCGGGCACCTCGTCGGACAATTCCGCGAGCACCGACCGCACCACGTCGATCTTGTCCTCGTCCACCAGATCATGTGAGCGCAAGTCGAGCGCCATCCCAAGGGTGTGCACATCCCCCGGCGGGTGATTATCCGCTGCCGATGTGACGGTGATGTCATAGGGCGAATTGTTCGCCACACGGTCCACCGCCGAGAGCAGGCGCACCGTGACCGGCGACGGCTCGAGGATGCAACCGGGCTTAAATCTCACAATCACTTCAGGATCCACTTAAAGAACGCCGAGACTCCACCCGCCACCACCAGCGACACCCACGCCGCATTCTTCGCGGCCTGCTTCGCTTCCTCGTCCCGCTGCGTCGTCATCTTCAGGACGGCATCCGCGACCTTGCGATCTTCCTGCTCATGGACCTGCAGCGCCGTCATCATCTGCTGATACTTCTGATCGACGTGTTCCATAAGCTGGCGAGTCTGATCCCTGAGCGCCTGATAAAATTCGGCCGCGGTCACGTCGCCCATAGGGTTCTGACTCATGACTAGTGTCGCTGTGTTTCCGGCCATCGCTGCCCCCTTTGCACAGTTTATTTGCGGGGGTTCCTGCAATCTAACTGCCGAGCGCGTAGGGCGACCACGGATCCTGTGGGAATCCAGGGAGGGCAACGTCATCGGCGTCAGTCGCGACAATCTTGAGTGCTGGAGTCTGTGAGACATAGATCGGATCGTCCGAAATACCAGAAGCGTTCGTCACGATGGGCTGCGTCCAGGCCACCGATAAGTCGCTGTCATGGTAGACCGGTTGCGGAGTTGTCGATCCAGTTAAAAAAACCGACAGCTTGGCCCCGACAAGCGGGACTCCAGGCGTATCGCTGGTGAGCCTGTTGTCAATGGCTTGCCAGTAGGGTTGAGCGAACAATTGAGCGGCAGCCAATTTACTTCTCCTCTGGCCCGATGGCCTCAGCGCCTTGTAACGCAGTCAGCGGATCCCGTGTCTGCGATGTGCGCGGAATCTGTGGATGGATCGTCAGGTCCTGCTCACCGAGCGCAGCAAACGGACTCTTCCCGGCTGCAATCCGTTGTGCGGCATACTGCTGCGCCTTGCGCGTAATCGCCTCCGTGGGCTTCGCGCCAGCCATCAGCGACCGCACCTCGCCAGCATTCAGCGTCGGCACAATCAGCGGATACTGCACCGGCATGCCGTTGATCTCGCCGTCCTCTGATAGTTCCGACATCACGCCATTCGGCAGCTTTAGCGGCCCCAGAAAGCCCAAGCCTTTATTCGGGCCGACCGGTGCTTGTGCGGCTTCGCTCCACCGTCGCCCGCCACCGAAATCAGGCGTGTTCTGCTCTGGCCCGACATGCGAGGGCAACGGCTTGACCTTCGCCAGTGCCAGCCGGATCAGCGCCTCACTCGGCGGGGCGGGGCCGGTCATCTTGATCCGCTGGCCGGTCGCCGGATCCGTCACGAGGTAATCGGGCATCTATTTACCTAATGCCTCTTGAATCTTCGTGCCGAGATATCCGCCAATACCAGCCGCCGTCATGTAGGGCGCCGAGCGTTTCGCGCCTTCAAGCACAGACGTAAACACGCTCTGCAATCGCTTCGCCCGTGCGTATTCGTTCATCGCCTCCGCATAGGCTTGTCCTTTGCCGACCTTGTTGGCGGCTTGGGCCAACGCCTCATTGAGACCGGCTGCTAATTCAGCGACTTTCGCGCCGATCTGCGGATTCATCGCCTGCCAATCCTTGACCGATAAGCGGCCGATATTGGAGGCAAAATCACGACCGACTTCATAGGTCAACGCTGGATTATCAGGATTCGTTAGATATTGGATCAACTGTCTCACGGGGGGAGGTCCCCATTGAGTGCCGCCGCCACGCTGGGCAAGGTCAGCAATCCGAAGTGCAGTGTTTCCCACCTTACTTACATCGACAGGCACGGCTTTAGCTGCGCCCATCACTTGGCCAAACTTCGCCCCGGCCCGTGCCGTCGAGGGCATCGCCTCTGCTGCAGCACCGACAGGAATCGCCATCTCTGCAGCTGTTTCTATGCCCCCACCGACGCGCTGCGTGGTGTTGGAGGGCTGCACGCCCTGAGACACCATGCCGTAACTGGTGCCTTGTGGCCGTCCTGTCGCCATGTCGATATAGTCGCTGAGCCCAGCTCCTCCAAAGGCGTGCGGCAGATCGTCCGCGACCATCTGGACGGTGCGGCCAGCCTTCTTCGCAAAGCCCTTGCCTAAATCCTTCACCGTCTCAAACGCGCCCTGCATCGTGCCGAGACCGGATCCTGGTGCCTTAGGTTGATCTGGCGCTGCGGTCTCTGCCGCCCCAACGACCGGCCACGTCGATGGATCATCTTTGGAGACCACCGGCCACGAAGACGGATCGGAGGCAGGCTTCGCCGCTGGCTTCGCATCCGTCGCGTTTGACTTCGCGGCGCCGACGTGCTGCACCTGATACGGCCCGACTTGCGTGGTCTTCGTAGGGGCTTGCGCCGTCGTCGGCAGATAACTCGTCAACGTGCGATAAGCGTTCTGCAGTTCTGTGCCGCCAGAGGCCAGATGCGATTTCACGTAGTCGAAGGCATCGAGCACATGCTGCGGCACGTCACCAGCATCCACCGCCTGCCCAATGCTGGCCAGCGTCTGCCCGAACTGCATGAATGGTTCGGAGAGGGCCAGATCTTTGCCCATGTTCTCAGGCATCTATTGGCCTTCCTTCCAACCCTTCGGCAGCGCGGCGCCAGCCGGGGCGAGCCGAACCTGATTCTTGTCGTCACGAACATACCGCTGACCGGCCGGTGCTGCTGGGAGGGCCGTCTTCGCTGGTGCGGCCGCAGGCGCCGCTTCTGGCTTCTGCCGCTCAAAGTAGGTGCCCCGCGCCAGTGTCTTCTCACGGTTGCCGATTAGAACTAATGCTTCTTCTAACGCCCCAGCGGTCGCGGCTGGTGAATCGCTATCCTTGAGGATCTCGCCAGCCTGCTTCAGCTTGCTGTCAGACACACCTGATCCCGTGCCGCCGCCCTGCAGAATCTTGGCGATGACATCAGAGACCAGCAAGCGGTCGGTCTGATACTTCTTCAGATCGACGTTGTTGACCTGATTCTTCCCGGCGTTGATCAGCGCGTTCACGCTGCGGATGTCGCCATTCGCCAGAATGTCGGCATTCTTCTTGAGCCGCGCCATGTCAGGCCCGACGCTCTGGATATAGCGCATCGTGCTCTGGAAGCCGGGGGTCTTGCCAAACTGGTAGTCGGATTCGGCCTGCTCCCAGTCAAACTCTGGATCGATTTTCAGGGCTTGAGTGGTCAGCATCCGCTTGAAAGCCGCCCCAGATGATCCCATCCCTCCACCGAGCAGCATGGCCTGAGACGGCGCCATCTTGTGATTGACCACTTGCTGGGCAATCGTCGCCGCATCCTCTTGCGTGGGTTGCTGGCCCAGTTGCGCCTTGAGGAGCAGGTTGCGGATCTCTGCGTTACTCGCGGCGAGGGCTGCGGTCGAAGGGTCAATCTTCGACTTGGTATAGGCCGCATTCCCTTGGATGCGCTGATCGGGCGTCAGTTGATCCCAGTTGCCATTCGGACCAAGGATCTTCTGGGCATAGGCATCCTTGAAGGATTGAAATTCATCCTTCGTTGGAGGCGCGACTTCCTTCGCGGCACTGGACTGCGCTTCGTTCACTTCGGCGCGTGTCGGATGGAATGGATCCTTCGCAACAGCCGCAAGCCATGCCTCAAAGGCATTCGTGGGCGCCTTCGGCTTCTCCACGTCCGGCACAGCGGGCACAAGCGTTTTCAGGCTGGTCGGGTCGATAAGCCGATCCTTATCGCTGAGTTTGATCGGCTGTTGCGGCTGCTTGCCATAGTTCGCAATGGCCTTGAAGACCTCTGTCGGATCCTTCCCCTGATTGAACGCCGCCATCATCTTGTTCACGTCATCGGCATTCGCCAGCCCGTTCGCTTGCGCGATCTTCGCCGCTGCCAAGGAGGTCGCAGGCGTCAATGGATGTTCAGGACTGGCCGACTGCAGCATGTAGTTGGCGAAATCCGCCTGATGCTTCAGTTGCGTGTCGCGGAAGCTGGACATGGTTTGATTCATGCCCTTATAGGCGCCCGCGAAATGCTCCACCACGTCAGGATTGATGCCCGCCGCTGACATCTTCTGCACCATGCCTGGCAGCTTCTCTTCATCAAACTGCACAGACCCGTCAGGGCCGGGGCGCGTCGTGTATTGGTAAATCTCGTTCGCGTTGAAGAGGTCGTTCTGGAACTTCTTCTGCTGATCGAGGGCGTTCTGGCGCGTCTGGGTTTCCACCTCCAGCGCCTTCTGCTTGGCGATGTCATTCGGGATATTCGCAATCGTCTGCCCGAGGCCCGCAAGCGCCCCGCCCCAAATCTGGGCGCTGTTCGCCTGCTGCTGCGCATTGATCTGCCCGACCCGCTGCGCTTCGTCCGCACGGATCTGCCCCATCTTCAGGATGGTCTCGGCAATCCGATCCGCGGCGCCCATCAGGCGTTCCCCGTGCCAGTAGCAGACAGTCCGAGGTTCGCCAAATTGTAGAGGCTCCCCGTGTTCTGGCCTTTCACCGCATTTTGTAACTGCGCCAGCGGCAGATAGCCCATCTGCAGCGCCGCTTGAATGTTGCTCTCCCCAATGGCTTGCTGGGTCCGACCGTTCAACAACGTGCCCTTGGCCGCCGCGCCGGCCATCATGCGCCGGTTGTTCTCATCGAGGGCGAACTGGATCCCCGGCATGTCCCGCGCTTCGGCTTCCGTCGGCACCGTGGCCCAGAGCGATCCGCCACCGCCCTGCCCCGGCACATACCCCGGCATGCCGTAATTCGCCGGCGCCCCTTCGGCGTTCTGGTAGGTGTCATACATCCACTGCCCAGAGCCGTTGATGATCTTGTAGGGCATCCCGTTGACCTTGATGCCCGCGGACCGCCCGTATTCGTCCGTGCCCTCGTAGTCCGCATTCACCCCGACGCTTTTCAGCGCGTCCGCGAATTGATTCGTGACACTCGGGATCTGCTGGGGCGAAATGTTGTGCTTCTGGGCATAGAGGCTGATGAACGTCTTGATGTCGTGGCCCGCCTGATCCCAGAGCGCTTGGTTCCCCGCCTGATCCGCCCCGCCCGTCCCACCCGGGAGCGTGCCAGTGGTCGTCGCCCCGCCCCCCGGCTTCGTGCCGGGAAAGGCGCCGGTCTGCGTCGGCTGCGTGGGCGCGGGCTGCGCCTGCACCGGGCCGGGTTGACTCGTCGGCGG